CTTTGTTTGAAAATATAGGTAGTGTATTTAAAAGTGATATTGTTGGAAGTTATTACGATGACCAAACTCAAGATCTTACTTTTTATTTTGAAAGATATAATAAACACTGGAGATGATAAGACTATTTGATATACAGAACGGAAAGGTAACAGCATCAGAACACTGTTATACTTTGAAGTTTTTAAAAGATATTATGGATGCATATCCATTAGAACATTTACAGATATATGCGTATCTGTTTTATATGACTTGCCCTAACCCAGACTTAAATCCATTTTTTGATGTACCAGAAACGGAAAAAGAAGAAATTATTCTTAGAGAGATTGACGCTGATTTCTCCCTTGATGATGATCTTATTGCAAACGGCATTAAGATGTGTGAAAAGCTCTACCAGACACCAACGTATAGAGCATATATGGGTATTAAAGCAATGCTGGATAGGCTTGCGAAGTATATGGAAACCACAGAGATTGAACACGGCAGAGATGGCAACATTACGGCTCTTGTTAATGCAGCCGCAAAATTTGAGTCCATCCGGCAGAGTTTTAAAGGTACGTTACGAGATCTGGAAGAAGAGCAGCAAAGCCAAGTAAGAGGAGGACAAAACTTAGCTTATGATCAATAATGTAAGGTGACGAAACTGGCAGACGTGCCCTCTTGTCTCGAGGGTGTGGACGCTCTGATAAAGACAGGATAATGGGTTGACCACAATACTAGTAGCTGTCCTGATCCTAAAGACCACATGGTTGTTCGACTCAACCCCTTACAGCCAAAGCGGATAAAACGTGCAGTAGCCGCAGGGATGACGTCTCCCACTGCACTCTTTGCTCCGTTGGTGAAATTGGTAGACACGCCAGACTTAGGATCTGGTACCGTAAGGTATGAGAGTTCGAGTCTCTCATGGAGCACAATGACTAAAACTATATTTTATGAGAGAACAAGTTGATTATTCAGAAAAAGAACAGCTAGATCCAGTTAAACCTGTAGAAGGTTTGTATATGTATGATTGGGTTTTTCATTATAATCCATATACAAATAACTGGTCTGCAATTCCACGTGATCTTTATGTAGATTATTGGACACGCAGTGATTTTTTAGATAATTATAGTGACATACATGGAAGATCTATTTTAAGAGCAAGACATCTTAATGTATTGATAGATCTTTTACATAAAGCAAAAGGTGACGTAGAAATTATACATGATATAACACGAGCAAGTGACCTTATCTAAAATATATTTAGAGGTACCTACCTATGAGAATAATCATTGGGATCTAACTACTTTCTATACAAGAGAGGAGTTTAAAGACTTTGTGCTTTCTTGTTTTAAAGAACCAGGTAAATATCAGTTTGATGAAACCAGTCAAATCTTTAATGCTGAAGCAAGAAAGTATCAGCTAAATGGATACTACTGTCCTGCCCCAGTAAAAACAAAAGATTATATAAACTACTGGGATGACCAAAAAATGAAGTGTAAGTCAGGCATTATTGTCAAAAATGAGGGTAATGCATGGTATATCAGTCGAGACTACTACATGTGGCTGAACTTTCTTCCTATATATGATAAAGAAGAAAAACGTTTTGACTTTGCTAAAGTAAGAGACGCTCAGTATCATATGGCTTTGTATGAGCTACTAGCTGAGTTGCACTATAAACACTCGGCCATTTTAAAGAAACGTCAGATAGCCTCATCTTATTTTCATGCAGCTAAGCTTATCAACATGTACTGGTTTGAAAACGGTGCTGTGTTAAAGATGGGTGCAAGCCTTAAAGATTATATTTCAGAAAAAGGTACCTGGCGTATGCTTGCTGAGTATAGAACATTTCTTAATGAGCACACTGCTTGGTATAGACCTTCAGATCCTGATAAAGTATTTTCTTGGCAGCAGCGTATTAAAGTACGTATTGCAGGTCGTGATACTTTTAAAGGAAACAAGTCTATTATAACAGGAACCTCTTTTGAAAAAGATCCTACAAATGGTGTGGGTGGTCCGTGTACTTACTTCTTTCATGAGGAGGCTGGTATTGCTCCTAAGATGGATCAGACTTATGAGTACATGAGGCCAGCTATGCAAAGTGGTATGATTACTACTGGTATGTTTATTGCTGCCGGATCTGTGGGTGATCTTGATGCTTGTGAACCTCTTAAGCTAATGGTACTACAACCAGAAGCAAATGATATCTATGCAGTAGATTCTAATCTTATAGACAAAGAGGGTACTCTTGGAAAGACAGGATTATTTATTCCTGAGCAGTGGTCAATGCCACCATTTATAGATCAATATGGTAACTCTAAAGTTGAAGAAGCTTTAGAAGCAATCGTAGAAGAAAGAATAAAATGGAAAAGAGATCTTACTCCTGAACAGTATCAGTTACGTATTTCTCAGAAACCAACAAATATAGAAGAAGCTTTTGCTACCAGAAAAGAATCTACGTTTCCTCCTCATCTAGTATCTAAACAGATTCAACGTATACAAGATAAAGAATACTCAGTCGAGTATTTAGATCTTTCAAGAAATGCAGAAGGAAAGATTATAGATAAACCATCCAGGAAGATTCCTATTATGGAGTTTCCTATTTCTAAAAAGACAGAAGACAAAGAAGGTGTTATTTGTGTATATGAGAGACCTGTAAAAGATCCTCAGTTTGGAATGTATTATGCTTCTGTTGACCCGGTTGGTGAGGGTAAAACAACTACTTCAGAATCTCTTTGTGCTATCTATGTGTATAAAAACCCAGTAGAAGTAATAAAAGATGAGGGTAATGGTAAAGTAGCAAATAGTATAGAAAGAGATAAGATAGTAGCTAGCTGGTGTGGAAGATTTGATGATCTTAATAAAACACATGAAAGATTAGAACTTCTTATAGAGTGGTATAATGCTTGGACTATAGTGGAGAACAACGTAGCTTTGTTTATACAGTACATGATCTCTAAAAAGAAGCAGCGTTATCTGGTACCTAAAGACATGATTTTGTTTTTAAAGGATCTGGGTGCTAACCGGAATGTATTCCAAGAATATGGTTGGAAGAACGTAGGTACAATTTTTAAGGGTAATCTACTGTCTTATGGGGTAGAATATTTAAAAGAAGAACTAGATTATGAGACAAAGCCAGACGGTGAGATAGTAAAAACCTTTTATGGAGTAGAAAGAATACCGGATATAATGCTTTTAAAAGAAATGCAAGCTTATCAGGATGGTGTAAACGTTGACCGGCTTGTAGCTTTTTGTGCTCTTATAGCCTTTGCCAAAGTCCAACAAGCTAACCGAGGACTGGCTAAACGTGTAGAGGTTAGCGAACAAAAGTTGGATAACTCCCAGAAATTTAGTAAATTAAATTGGGGACCTTTTAGACATATAGGGTCCTCTAAAGGAGGTTCTAACGGTATGAGACCACCTAGATCACCCTTTAAAAATATAAGATGATGGAAAATATCCCATTACATGCCCAGAAAGTAACCATTCTTTCCCGTTTGATTAAAGAAAGCTCCCTGACTTTAGAGGAGGCTTTACTGCTTTTAAAAGAAGAGGAGGAGGAAATTGAGCCTGTTATTACTTCTCCTAGTTACCTGCCAGGTACTACCACACCATGGACAATTCCTGTAAGCCCTTATGGTTCAGGCATTAGTACTGGAACTATTACCTGGAGTGGTACTGGATCTGGAACTACAACAATACCAGCTAACTCTTTTTTTACGGCTAAGACTGAGGCTGAAACTGACCTAAATAATTAATTATCATGCAGATATATAACGCTCTAGATCTGAAGGCTGGTAAAAAGGCCGACTATAACAAGATGGGTACTCTTACCCAGCCTATCCAGTTTCTTTCAGAAAAAGAAAAGGATGAGGAGTGGAGAGCGTGGAACCTAGATTGGCTAGAGTTTCAAGGAATGAAACAACTTAGACGTAATGCAAGACGTCTGATGAAGAACTACAAGCTAGCAAAAGGTATTATTGACAAGACAGATTACATTGTAGAGGAAGATAATGAGATGGCGGATCTGATAGATACTCTTACAAAAGAGGATATATCAGCTCTTGAACTTAAGTTTTATCCTATTGTTCCTAACGTAATTAACGTTCTATGTAACGAGTTTTCTAAGCGTTCTTCTCGTATTATGTTTAAAGCCGTGGATGATATTTCTTACAACGAAATGTTGGAAGAAAAAAGGTCCATGATAGAAAAAGTTCTTTTAGAAGATGCTGAAAGAAAGATGCTTATAGAGATGATGAATATGGGAATAGATCTGGAGAGTGAAGAGATGCAGAAAGCTATGGCTCCTGAGAACTTAAAACAACTTCCTGAAATAGAATCTTTCTTTAAAAAAGACTATAGATCAATGATTGAAGAGTGGGCTAGCCACCAAATGTCTGTAGATGAAGAACGTTTTAAAATGCAAGAACTTGAGGAAAGAGGTTTCCGTGATATGCTAATTACAGACCGTGAGTTCTGGCATTTCCGTATGATGGAGGATGATTATGAGATAGAACTATGGAATCCGCTTCTTACTTTTTATCATAAGAGTCCAGATGTTCGTTATATATCTCAAGGAAACTGGGTAGGTAAAATGGATATGATGTCTGTATCAGATGTCATTGATAAGTTTGGTTGGATGATGACTCAGGAACAATTAGAGTCTTTAGAAGCTATATACCCCGTACGTTCAGCTGGCTATCCTATTCAAGGATATCAAAATGATGGTACATATTATGATCCAACAAGATCTCATGAGTGGAATACTCAAATGCCATCACTAGCTTATCGTCAATTTACTTCTGTATATGATGCACAGTTTGGTACTGGAGATATAGTAGAGTGGATCATGGCAGACTCAGAAGATACTATTGATTTTGGTAAGAGTCATCTTTTAAGAGTTTCTACTATTTATTGGAAGTCTCAACGTAAAGTTGGACATCTTACAAAGATTACAGAAGAAGGTGAAATTATACAAGATATAGTATCTGAAACGTATAAAATCACTGATAAACCACAGTATAACACTATTTTATATAAACAAAAGTCTAAGGATAACTTAGTTTTTGGAGAGCATATTGATTGGATCTGGATTAATGAGACCTGGGGTGGTGTTAAGATCGGACCAAACCGTCCTGCCTTTTGGGGTATGAATAATCCAGGAGGTATAAATCCTATTTATTTAGGTCTTAATGGTGGTAAACCAGGCCGTGTTCCGTTCCAATTTAAGGGTGATCAAACTCTCTATGGCTGTAAGCTACCGGTGGAAGGTGCTGTATTTAGTGATCGTAACACACGCAGTATTTCACTGGTAGATCTTATGAAGCCATACCAGATAGGCTACAACATAGTAAATAACCAAATAGCAGACATCTTAGTAGATGAGCTTGGTACGGTTATTATGCTAGACCAGAATGCTTTACCACGTCACTCACTTGGAGAAGACTGGGGTAAAAATAATCTGGCTAAAGCCTATGTGGCAATGAAAAACTTCCAGATGTTACCTCTGGATACTTCTATTACTAATACTGAGAATGCTCTTAACTTCCAGCACTATCAAGTTTTGAACTTAGAGCAGACCAATCGTTTGCTCTCTCGTATTCAGCTTGCTAAC